AATAACTACACTTTACACACTCATAATAGCGGTTTTCTGCTTGATCTTTAATTTTTCCACCAACTTGATCTGGCAGCTCTTCTAAACAAAAGGGGCATTTGTGGATCAATGTTTATATTCCTTTATTTTGTCTAATGGTCGGTGCTGGCGGGCATTTTGCCCACATTGCACTTTGCCTTATTATTCTTTACGGTAAAGATATTGAAGCGCGCTAACATCTTCAGATGATAAAGTTCTTCTAGAAGCTTCTCCCATAGAAGTGTACTCATACATTACATTATTAGAATTCTCTTCATCGCCTCCTAATCCAAAGGCATGACCCATTTCATGAACCATAATGCTTTTTACATCATAAAGATTTTTGCTTAATTTTGCATAACCAAATTTACCAGCATATTTTCTATTAAAATCTATATAAGATTTATAGATCTCGCCGTTCATATCCCAACTCTTAACTGTATTAGCTGCTAGAAAATTTTGGTTAATATTAGGAGGTAAGTATTTATAATTAATGTAAATGTCACAATACGTATCGTTTTGATCTTTTACAAAAGTATGCGGTACATTTGGAACGGTATTCCATAGATCAGAAGCAAAAGTTGTAGCCTCCCAAATACCAGGTAACTCATATGACTCGGGCGTAAGGCAAATGCTCAACATAACTCTATTCCACTTTAACATATGACCATGAGAATATTTATATTCTATATTTGCAAGGGCTTCTGATGGAGAATAAGTGGTTAACAGGGAAATAGAAATTAAAGTAATTGCAAGTAAGCGAGCCATTTTATGAATCATTATAAACACCTCTTATTTTTTTGAGGCGATTATAATGATTGATGGTGGTCAAGTCAAGCGTATCAATATTTAAATATATTTAGTAGAGGTTAAATATGACACAATCAACGTCACAAAATGGTCTTGGTTTTATTGCAAAATGGGAAGGTTGCATCCTGCACGTTTACAAAGATGTCGCAGGTCTGCCAACCATAGGAATTGGTCACTTAATAAAAGCAGGAGAAAGCTTTACTACAATTACAAAAGAACAAGCCTTAGACTTATTGGCAGAAGATGTAAAAAAATGCGAAGTTGCAATTGCAAAAAATATAAAAGTACCGTTAAATCAAAATCAATTTGATGCCTTGGTATCGTGGAGTTTTAATTGTGGCGTTGGCGTTTTGTCAACCAGCACACTATCTAAAAGATTAAATTTAGGATTTTATGATGAGGTTCCAGATCATCTTTTATCTTGGTGCAAGGCAACGGTCAATGGAGTGAAGGTAGAAGTTAAGGGATTAAAGAATAGAAGAATTTCAGAAGGCGAATTGTGGTCTAAACCACAAAATGATGATGCTACTGAAAATCAGCACAAGATTGACTTTCTAAGTGGAGTCACCTTTAACTCGTAACCTTACTAGAGACTAGCTCCCTTAAAGTAATTTTATTTTTTACTGAGATAGGTTTAAAGGGGTTTTTGATTAAAAAACCTAGATGGGTACAATGGTCAAGTAAAAACCTCTTTAAATTAAAATAAAAAAGAGTAAACTTTTACTCGACAAACTCTTGGGACATATGGTAGGGAGAGTGTAGTAGATCTACTATAGTATCTAATAGGGAAATTTTTTATACGAATTATTAATAATGAAGCATTAGATATATGAAAATAAGCTTTAACTACATATACAATTTACTAAAATTAGCTGCCAAAGATATTCCTGACTTCTACCCGGAATGGGTAAAAGAACACCCCAAGCTAAAACAATATGAGTCTTTATCTGATATAAAGACGGATATTCCCATAGAAGATTATCGTGAGCCCGTAGTTGTTGACTTGGACTCTTTCAAGAGCTATGATCCTTTTCTTTTAGAGAAGGTACGAATCTTGACCTCTGAAATGTCTACGAGGTTGTCGCGTATAGTTTCCTCCCTCATAAATGAAAAAGATAATTTGCAAATTAAATTGCAAGGAAAATCTTTTAAATCAGAAGAAGAAGCGGACGATATAAAACAGAAAATAAATTTATATAGCGTATTCATTGACTTGATTGGAAGAATGATAAGTCAATTTATAAGAAATGACTATAGGACTTTAATAGCTAATAGGCTAAAGGAGACAAGAAAGATGTCCTCCATTACCTTAATGGAGCCTTTAGAAAGCTATCTTTTTATGGTAAAAGACAATGGAATATACCGCCGCAGATCGATTAAGTGTGAGGGCAATGTAAATGTATTTAAAATGATTCCAAATTTAATTGATCAGTTATTTAAATTGCTGGGAGAGTCTAACATTACATTAGCGCAAGAGACATCTTTATTTAAAGAAATTGCGGAAGAGGATGCTTATAAAGATTTAAATTTCTTTATTAGCAATCACATGAAACAATCTGAATCACTCACTCCAAATGACTTTGAAATTGTATTTAGCAAAGAAAGAAAAGATATACTCTCCATGAGTATCAGATCTCAATGGGCTTCTTGCCAGAGCCTAATAAAAGAAAAAGATTTTTATAATGTCAGAGCCATTCACTCTGCCGTGTCCCCATATGTTGGAATAATTTATCTTACCAATAAAAAAGATTATAAAACAAGGGGAGAAGAAATGGTGGCTAGATCCTTAGTCTTTTTATTAAAGAAAAAAACAAAGAATAAAATTGACTCTAATGAATATATTATTAATGTTCACAGTGTATATTCTAATTACAATAAAGCATATATAGAAAAAATGTTTGTAGAAAGCTTACAGAAACATTCTCCAATAAAGGTTTGTAATTCTGACATAATTTATAGTGGAGGATACTATTTTCCAATAGGGGAAAATATGGAAACTGAAGAAGTCACCAGTAGCTATTTTCCTGGAATGGCACCTATCACCAAAGAATTAAAAATTCATCCTTATTTTGATGTTGGAATTGATACGGAAGATAAGTATCCTGACCAACTAGAAGAAGAGGAGTGGGATATTTAAAATAATAAAGGTGCGGGTAAAATACCCGCACCTTTATTATTATGTAATTATTTTTTTAGCTAATTAGTCCAATTACTAAATTCTTGGTATCATTAGCCTCTTCCACGTCAATGTACTCTAGAGGGGAGTCATATTTTGAATTGTAATATCCGCAAGTCATATTGATTGCATTTTTACACATTTGATTTTTCTTAATTGCGTAAACGTCAGTAAGCTTTCCGACAACAAACTCCCTGTTCATATTTAGGGAAGCCATTTTTTCTGCGATAAAGTTAGTAGTCTCTTCGTCGCAAATGTCCAACTTGCTAATCTTATTTACAATTTGATTTGTATTATTGCCTCGATCAATTTGGATTAGTAGCTTATAATTATTAAGCTCTTCAAATTTAACTTCCTCTGCTGACACTAAACCAACTTCTTCGTCAGTTGTAAATAGAATAGAGATAGGCTTATCTGTATGTAGGGCACACCATAGAGAAATGGCTACCCCGACCCTATCATCGCCGCCAACCTGAACCTCATTATTCTTGTCTTGAATAATTTTTCTTCCGTCCAAATCTTTAAATACGGGTTCGGGATTCATCCAAAGTGTGCCGTTTCTTGATGCCGTATGATCTCTACAAACATCGGTATGGGCAACTAAACAAAATTGAGGATCTCCACGAGTAAACAAGATATTGTTAATACCATCTACCTCTCTATAGGTCTTATACTCATCTTCCTTATAAGAGAATCCGTAATTAACAAGAACTTCTTTTGCCGTTGTCCTCAAATTATCTTCTTGCTGAGCGCAAGTCCAAATAAGCAAGTCTTCAAACGATAATGCCTTCAAATCAATATTCACTAAAATTTACCTCCAGATGGCTCATCCATCATTCTTTTTTCTAAATAAGAAATAATCTCCTCCCAAGGAGAAGTGTTTGTTTTATTGTTTTCTGATAAGTTAAATTCAGAATTTTTTAAAGTATCAAGTGACCATTTAATGTTTTTAATTAAGTCTTCTTTTTGAGAAATAGATAGGTATCCAGAATATCTCTTAATTAAATCACAACAAATGTAGGGGGCAAAGGTTTGCTTACCCATAGAGTATCGCATATGACCAAGCAAAAATTCACTTAAATCTTGAAGTAAGATTTCAATCTTCATAATGCTTATGAGAGCTTGAGTTTCCGAGAGATGAATTTCCGGTCAAATTAATTACAAATTGATCAGCGTCTTCAAGGGAAGAGAACTCTCCCAAACAAACTGGGAAGGGGGAAGCATCTTCATAGATGCCAAGCTCCTCATCTACCGCTTCAATCTCTACCCAAATTTTATATTTCATATATTGACCCTTAATGCATAATTGCTATTTATCAGCACGCAGCCCCAATAGCTTTAGAAATATACTTGGCTAAGTCTCCATAGTATGATTCTTGGCTATTGTTTGAATACGGAATTCGATGCAAATTACTCTTGATAAGAGTGAGTTCGTCACCGTCTACTTTAATTTCAAAAATATCTTTGGCTTGAATTTTACAGGGAGGCTCACCCTTACGCCAAAATTCTGGATATTGTTTGTATGCAAAAATAACAATCATTGATTAATGCCATGGTTAATTATAATTCAGCAGCAGCATCCACTACAAGTGTAGCCACAAGTGGCTTGGCTATAACGCTTCAGCATAGCTCTAGCGAGCTTACGATTTGAGTTAGAGGCAACGTCTGACCTAGAAATCTTGGTTAGAATTGACCTAACAATTTCCGCATTGGACCAGTTAGGTCTAATTCCAATTGTTGTTGGATGGCTTGCCAACCTATCCTGTGCAATAGCAATTCCCTCTTCCTTGGAAAATGGATCCTTAGAGTTACAGGATGAAACTGCAAAGCTCACAGTTCCATTTGACCTATTGGAAATGTCATAGGCAACGGTTCCGTGGTTCTTACCAAATCGGTCTCGAATATAAAGAATTTTAATCATGCAATGCTCCTAATGTTAAACAAACTCAATTAAATCAGATAATCTAATTAAATCTTTAATAATTGTTTTAATTGTATCTTGATCAAGGTACCCAGCAACGGTAGAGTCTCCTTGCTCAAAGTAACTTGACCAAGATAAAAAGTCTAATTTATTTGATACGGGAAACCACTCCCAATCTTCATTTTTAAAATGAAAAATGGCTACTTCAAATTCTATATAATGTTTATTGGAGGGATAATCTTCTCTTGGCGTAGAGTAAGCGTACTCGCCAGCCTGAATGGAAAGGCAAAATTTAGAATTAATTTTAATCGGAATATTGCGATATTCCTTTGAGCCAGTCCCTTTCTCCACCCTTACTAACTGAGAAATTAGCGGCAGGGCTTCATTATATTCAGTCGTTGAAGAGAATCTCATTTATGAAAAGTCCTCAAGTAATTTGAAAAAAAGGTAGGTGCAAGCAAATGCACCTACACCAATTAGAATCATTCAGTAATCCTGATAGTCAAAATCATCGTCATCATCACCATCAAATGGATTTTCATCTGGATCCATGTTAACTCCTGTTCACTTGAAATCCATCACTCCATACTCATCTGGACCAATGGAATAATACACCCTCTTAACGCCAGTACTACGCAAAACCTTCTGACAATTGGGGCAGGGCTTGCTGTTTCCAAGCAAACCGTCTCGCCTCATTCGTACAAGATAAACCACCGAACCAACATCCAACTTAGTGCACAAACGATACTCACAATGGGCTTGTCTGGTAGGAATCTTACTGCTTCCATTAATGGCGGTAACAATCTTGCCGTCCTTTCTAATTCCAACCGCACCTAGAAAAAAGCTTCTCTCATCCTTCTTAGAAAATGTAAGCTTTGCAGCAATCTCAAAGTAACTAAAAATAGTCTTACGGGTAATCTTGCGGATGCTCATATTTTTTCTTTCGGCGGTAATAATTTGGGGCGGATAATTTTATCCGCCCCGTCATATCACTTCGACTTATGCTCCTTAAACTTCAGCACCTTCACCTTACGGTCATTTCCCTTCGACCAACGGGAATCAAGCTCACAATCATCATCGTCCTCATAAGAAGGATAATTTACATTATCCATACCATCATTCTTAGAAACAATTACAATTCGATTCTGACCGTAACGATTATTGATATTCATACTGATAACTTACTTTTCCTTATTAAAAAATATATTTACGTGTTTACTTAACCAAGTCAACCATCATCTTGCAAACATACAAACTTTGATTAGTTCTTAGCTTATAAGCAATCATAGTACGCACTTTGCCAAAGTTTGTCAAGATTGATCTCTCATCTTCATTTAGAGGAGGGAATGATTTAACATCGAATCTACAGATGCGCTCATGATGAATTAAATCATTCAACGATTCCAATTCATCATTTGTTAGGCATGTAACAAATTTTGCCAAATCCATATTTCCCTCCTATATTTTACATTTAAATGTAGGTAAAAATATTAGTAGTAATTATGCCTTACCCTTGTGATTAGATGGGTTAAAGGCAACAACTGTTTCAAATTGAAGGGACGGTGTAGTAGACAAATGAGATCCGAGCTGGCAGCTCTTGCCCTTGTGAAGTCCAGAATTGTTCTGCCAGAAAGAAATATAGCTGCTACGATCTTGCTCAGACTTGAACTTAAGAATTGTAGCCTGGGCAGTCTTGCCATCGGCAGATTGCACACCGGCATAACGAACCGTATTCTCCTCACTACAATCTGGGCAATGAATCAACTTACCACCAATCTTACGCTTCTCAGCAGAAAGGAGATCGAAATCAAAACCGCACTCAGCGCATGTAATAATCTTACTCACAACTACCTCATACAAGTTAATAAAAAAACGGCGACCTAATGATAATCAATCAAGTCGCCGCCGTTCCCTCACAATAGGGGCGCGCAGTATAGGGGACAAAATATATTCAGGTTCTCAGAATGTCATTTAAATCAATCCACTTATCAAAGTGAATGGATCCAACTATCCATTTATCACCAGAAAAAATATACATATAATCGTACCCTCCTATAGCTAATCTATTATTGGCTAATGATAAGCTACCGTAGCTTTCCCCTATAGTAATAGGATCTTCCCTATCTCTAGCATAGGCTACGGTCCAGTCTGGATGAGGATTGTTCCAATCGTGTTTTTCTCCAATTTCTTTTCCAAGAGAAGAGATATCCCCTAAATCAATTAGCTTTTTTAATTTATCTTCATTGGAGTAGTGTTCTTTTAGAATACTACCAACGTGAGTTGGGTAGCCATCCCAATGACAATAAATTCCGCTAATTGATCCATCCTGATTATGGATGCCAATAAAGCTACGGGTTGACATTAATTATTTACCAAGCTTTCTGTTAACTATATTCTCAATGTCAGTTAGAGCGCCTACTTTAACTTTTCGTGAAATATAGTCAAAAGATTCCCTGTAGTCCTTTAGGAGTGAGATGGCGTTTGTAATTGATTGATTGTGATCTTTTAAGTCCTTAAGGGACGAAATTAGTTTTTCAAATTGAACCTCGTCTAGATTATGATCAAAGTTATCACTAATAACTACAAAATTTTCTCCAATGCTCCAATTATTATCTTTATAAATCATAGTAAATTCCTTTTTTTAAAAATCAATCTGGAAGTATTCCGCCAATTTTTTTAACTAGAAAGTCACATGGCGCAACCGAGAACTCTGAAAATTTAAAGTGAGTTCTAGGAGCCAGAAACTTTCCCTCATTGCCCTCAATGACAATTAAATTAGCGGAACCAATACAAACTCTTTTTCCAAAATAACCAGCGCCATTCAAGATTAAAAGTTCAGCTTCTTCATCTGAGATTTGCCTGATGCTCATATAACCTTTCTAACAGAAAAATTTTAGATAAATAATTTCATTTTTAAAATTAACCGTTACTCTACAATAACAATTTGCTTTTTCTGAAAGGAGCACAAAGTGCTGGTCTTCATTTTCAGAAACGCTAGTACCAACTACAAACCAATCGCATTGAATTTCTCTTTCTTGAAAGAATTTTTCCTCAATTATAAATGCAATTTGTTTTGGAGTTAGCATAACTATACCTCAAAATTCTAAATGAATAAAGTCCCAGACGGGGTGATTTAATCCAAAACAATCTCGCAAGTGTTTGACCAGCTCTTGATTTTCAGAGAATGAGCAGTCTAATTCAATTGAAACTCCATCGAGAATGGCTCGAAGAAGATAAGTAAATTTAATTCCAATTTTATTTTTGGAATCACTTTTACTCTCAAAGTAATCAAAAGATTTATGATATAACTGACTTGCCAGCCTAGCCCTATCTTCCATTGAACTAATCATCAAAGATACGTATCCTCTCCGTCAATTGTTGTAAGCTTAACATTCCAGTAAGGTGGAATAACTCTATTCTTTATAGAGGCATCCATCATGGAGCATGTAGTATACGATACTCCATGAAGATTTCTTTCTGCCGCTAAATGAGGATCACATTTAACGGTTACAATCTCTACCGGATAACCATAAGCAGAGGCAATGTTTACATAGGGCGCCATTTCCAATGTACTGGAATTGGTGTTATCTACGATAACAAAATTGGGCTTATATCCAAAGCGGGCAGTCTCTGATGGATAAATTTCTTTGAGGAAATTCCTCAGACACTCTCCATGAGCTTCAGATAGCTTAGAAGCGTTAAACTTGTACTCTGCCTCTTCGTCAAATTTACCAGAAGAGTCTTTTTGAAAGAAATGATCGGCAGAGCAAACTGCAAATAGGTCGTCCGAATATTCTTTACGAAGATGATCTACATATTTGCTTTTTCCACTACCAGGAATACCAGACATAATAATAATTTTCATTTGTGCCATACCTTACCTTTTTTAAATTTCAACAATCTTTCTGGTAAAAGAAAGATTTAAATCTAGATGATGATATCCAAAGGGATTTCTAATAACTCTTGTGTTACCAATAAGCTGGTCCATGGATTCATGACTGTGACCATGAATCCATAATTTAGCTCCCCTTTCTTCTACCAATGGTCCAAGATGACTCATGTAGTATCTATTAAGATTGGATTGGGCAAATTTAGGATGAATACACTCTTTATGTGGAAGGTGATGGGTAATAACAACATCCCCTTCCTTTAAGTTTTCATTTATGAACTTAACCGATTCTTGATGTTTTGGTCCCAAGAAGTCCACTAGACCTTTAATTGTTTTAAAGCAATTCATAAGTTTATCTAGTGGTTCAGAAATTAAGGAGTGAGTTACCCATAAAGTAGATCCTAAAAACCTAAACCCATCAATGGTTTTGATTTGATTATCAAGTGGGTAGATGTTTGGAATCTTGGCAATTTTTTCCATGGTAGCTGTCATTTGAGGCAAACTGGAATAGTAATATTCGTGATTACCTGGAACAAAAATTACCGGCTTTCCAATTTTGGAAAGCTCCGTCATAGTGTCTTTTAAATTTTTCTCTAATTGAATGTCTCCAGCTAAAACCAAAACATCATAATCATCATCGCAAAAATAATCTTTAATAAAAGATTTTCCATTATCTGCGTGAAATTCAAAATGGAGATCACTTGCAATTAAAAGTTTCATGCTTTTTTCAGGTTATCTCGTAAGAGAAATCGGCTACAGGCTTGTCAATTTTAACATCGACGATAGTCTCTCCCCAAACTTCTAACTTAACAGGTAGAACTTCGTGATAGGCTTCTTTTAATTGAGGTAATAGCTCTTGTTTAAAGAGACCCTCAAATACAAGTGGAGAGAGGTAATCATCACTTTGCCTAATGCGAATTTGATGATTATCTAGATCGATACGGCGAATATAACCATAAATTGAAAAATTCTTCATATAATTTCCTTTTTAAGAACCAGAGTGTGATATATCACCTAGATATTTAATATTAAACATCTTCCAATAAATCATCTACACTTTTAGGTTCTGCATCAATACATTGGCAAAACATCTTAATAAAAGACTGACCGCAAAGATATTTTAACCATTCTCCGCCATGAAAGCCACGGGTAATTGATATTCCTAGATATAAGTCACCCCAATCATTTTCTAGCGGAATTTTTTTCTTACAATAAGGACAATTGTAATGTTTCATTTATATATGCCATTTTAATGGCAAAGCTAAACCAATGTCCTAATAAGCTCGTATTTATGTATAATTTTATTAATCATAGATTCGATACTCTTTGAATTTAATTTACTTTCAAAGTTAAAATCTAAAGATTTTATAAAATCATCGGAGTGAAAGATAGGGTGCTCATTGTTGGGGTGGCTAGCTTTAATAAAGCGAATAGTATAAGACTTTTCTTTTGAAGTTGCGGCTGAATGGTATTCAGCAATGCTAAAGTATTTTTTATTTGAATCATCTAAAGATACTTGATAGTAGAAAAAATTATTTTTATTTAAAATTTTAAATAAATTTTCTCCAGTATCAGATAGCTTAAGACTAGCCGAGTGAGGGTCTTCATTTTTAATGATAATAAATTTATTATTTTTTAGAGAGCCCATGATAAATTTCTTTGCTGCAAAAATTTATTAAATCCAAATTTCCAAGTAGGTGACTTTATTAAAATTTTAAATTTATTATTAGAGATAGATGTTTTTACATCTTCAAACGCGGTTAGCGATTTTTTTTCTTTAGAAATAAAATTTAAAAACGATTCGTGAATTAGTGGCTCTATGATAAAATCGTCTACATTAATGGGGTTAATTTTTAAGACTCCATTGACTCCAACAATTTTAGTTCTAATTAAGAAAGTTAAATACTTTTTATCTACTGATAAATAAAAAATATTAGCTATGTGTTTTTTATTTTCATAAAATGAAAACCAATCATTATGTTTTGGTTTCACCTTTGGTGCAGGTGTCAAGGTTAATTATTTCCAATTCTATTGCAACTTTCTTTTTATAAGGACAATGTCTACAGCAACCATTACAACAGTATCCTCTTTTTAAATGGTAAACTTCTGTAAATACAAGTCTACCACCAGGCTCTCTATAAAAATCTACACCCTCAACTGGTTTGGGTCTAATCTTTTTAACTTCGCTCATATCAAATAGGTGAAGACTCTATTACCCAGAAGTCATTAGACAATCTTGAATCTCCAACATAATTATAAGACATCCAAAAATAACCTTCAATGCCCCAAGAAGTTCCCCAACTATTCCTTACTAAGAAAGCTCCTTTAGAGCCATCGGGCATTTCTTTATTATCATCATATCCAACTAAAACAACGGCATGTCCACCAATGCAAGTATCTGAAGATTTTGGTCTTGTTAGTAAGCCGGTGATGGAAACTACTTCGCTCATTAAGTTCTTAAATACCGCAAATCCAAAGCCAACTAAATAACCATCAGCAAGGGCTCTTTTCATTGTTTTAAGATCTCCATCGCTAATAGAGTAGTACGCGTTTACTTTGTGAAGGTTTGCATTATCCCATGCCTTCTTGGGAGGACTCTTTTTAAAATTTAAAATATTATAAATCCAATTTGATTCTGCAGTTGAGCCAAATAAATTTCCAGCCTTAATTGACTCTCTGATAGAGGCTCCCGAATCTCTATCAATTGTACCTCTTATTTTTCTAGTTACATAGTAGTGAAATAGTCTACTGGGTCTAACTAAAACTTTAGAAGAGGTTAAGGCTTGATTATTTTTATCTTCAAGAAACCCAAAAAAGCCGCTAAGTTTATAATATAAATAAAGAGCGTGATATTTTATTAGGCAGTATAGGCTATAAAAAAATCCATCTTGATATAAAGACAATTCATTCTCTTCATGGAAAGAAAACGAAGCGTTGCTTTTTTGAAGATTTTTTATCTGATTAGATTCAATCATGGCAGCAAACATATGGGCTGTGCAAGATCCCAATCTGCCTTGATTTTGAATTGGTGAGCAAATATTTCTATTGTCTACTAGGAATGGTAATTTTCTAGTCGTAGACTGAATTGACTTAAAAGAATAATCTCTTTCATCTACTGACTGCCTCTTCCAACCATCTAAATTAATTTTAAATTTTTTATTGTTTAAAATGTAGTTTGTCATAAATTTTTCCTTCAACTTTATGACAAACTATTACTTATTACTCTCCCCTGCCACCACCATTAATATTTTTAATAATAGCAAAAGATCCTACTAGGGCAAGAAGGGTTCCAGTAAGCAATCCATTAAAAAAACAAATTAAGTTAATCAACATAGAAGGTCCAAATAATCCCGCCTCAAATCTTGAGCCAAAGAATAGGCATCCAATTCGTCTGGGGTCATAAACTTATTAACTTGTTGATTGGCAAAGCTCAACATAAAAGTATCCATCCAAGAGTCTGATACTTGTAGAAAATCTCTAACGGAGTTCCACCAAGTTCCCTTTGGGGGAATTAGAAAATTACCCGACTCAGTAGAGTTCATCTTCCAAAGAATAGCGCCCCAAGGAGAAACGGAAGGTGGAGTTCTACCGTCTCTAAAAGTAAACCAAAACTGATCTGTAACCTTAAAGCCAACTGACTTCTGCGTTTCAATGGCAAGTCTCAAATTCTCTTCCTGAAAACTCATTCTAGGCTCCATAACTTAAACTCCGATTAACCATCGGAAAATTTTTTCTTTTAGATTATAGATAAAATTCATTTAGCAGCACCTACAAGAATTGCAATTTTTTTTGCATCTAAGCCAAACCAAGATTGAATCTCTTGATCTCCAGATTTGTTGCCTAAAATTTTAAAAATTAATTGCAGCTCCTTGTCACTCGCTTGAAGTCCAAGAACTCTTTCAGCATAAGTGACTGGATCTTTTCCTAAACTCCAATAGGACTCTGCTTCTTGAGATTGAGAATTTTTAATCAATAAACAAATCACTAATTAATCTTTTACTTGCTCAAAAGGTCCAGGGCATCGCCAAATGGAATGTGGAGCTTGATCTGGGAAGTTATTGTCTAGATATCTAGTTAGTTCAAAACTTTCATCAATAACGCAATTATAGGAAAGGTGGTCTACCACACTACCGTCACAATCTACAATGACAATGAAGTTTGCAATTGGTTTTGAAATATTTTTCATAAATTAAAAGGAGCAAATCTCTCCAACGAGCCTCGCCAACTGATCATTATTAATTTCTTTAATGTTCCACATATCATAGACCCTATGTATCATCCAGCTCTCCCACTCGGCAATATTGTATTTAATATTTTCAGGGCATAGGGAACGGAGATTATTAAAAATTTCCATTTCGGGGTCCATTTGAATTTCTAAATAATTGTCTTGATTCACTTATTCTTCTCCACAAATTGTTTTAGGAAGCTTCTCCCTACGTCCAGGGAAACGTAGTTGCTTCCTTGCATACCTTGTTCGGTATAATCTATAGTTTTGACAGCGGCTTTAGAATATCCCATAGATTGAAAATATTTCCTAAGATCTCTGATCCAGTTCCGGTCTGTATAAATAAGACCGTATTGGTTGACATCCCAATACTTTTTTGAAAAATAGATTTTAAGCTCCGCATGATTAACCACAAATGATGACTTATTATCCACAGATTCAGAAAAGAAAATTAACTCAGCTCTATTGTGCTGAATTTTTTTTTCAGAATTTGACCAAAGACCAGACCCGTTAGTGAATGCGGTTACTTGAAATGGCTTGATAGGTACATGATACCAAAGGTTATCAGTACTTCTTTTGTACTTAAGCATTGACCCAATCTTTCTTCTTTGGGTTAGACTCTCTACGCTTTCTGCGATCCTTCATCTTGCCAGCCTTCCTAGAAGATGCGTCTACTGCATAGGGGTTTCTAATTTTTGACTTAGGGATAGTAATAGAAAACATAATTATTTATTTCTAAATATTATTAGTTTGAATAATTAACCTAGCATAAAAAAGACTACGGTGGCGGCAACTCCGCTAAAAACCGGTCCAATAAAAGCTGACAGTACAATCCAAACACATACAGAGGCAAACAATCTAAACATATTTTTTCTTTCTTAGAGAAGAAAGAGGGGTGGGAAATTTATGTTCCCCACCCCTCTTTGTCAAGATTAGACTACAAGATAAAGTTCTTGCTTTGCTCTAGTTTGGGCAACGTAAAGAAGATTATCTTCTTCAACGCCCTTTCCAGGTCTATAGGTCTTTTGGAGAAGAAAAGCCCTATTTCTCTCCATTCCCTTAGCCTTGTGAGTGCTAGAAAGAATAACTCTGCTAGTATCGTCTCCGTCATGGAAAAGACGCTCAATGTTATCCTTTACGCTTTGAATTGTATCCATGCCCTCACATAGCGCAATTAGACACTCAACCTTATCCTCCACCTGAGAAGGATCTCTCTTGAGCTGAATTAGCCTTTCAGTTTCCTTAGACCGATAGTTGTCCAGCCAAGAAATCAATCCATTAACTGACTTTGCCTTACTACTCTTAACGAGAGTAAGTAGACTCTTTCCCAAATCTCTACCTTGAATATTGGCAGGAATCTTATTCTTAAGCAGAGTGAGACACCAGGAAATCAAGGGAGCATTAATCCTGCTAAGGATAAAGTCACCTGGCTTAACCATAGTCTCAAGCTGCTTCTCAGAAATGGTTTCCACCTTACCACTAATGGCATCGGGGGATGGCTCCAGGTCAGGAACAATAGTCTTTGCCAGCTCTGCAATTGACTTAGCACAACGGTAAGTTACCGAAAGCGGCAGGGTCTTTGCATTAAGTTGCTTAATGATGTTGGGAATTGCTTGACTATCAGCCCCACGGAAACCATAAATGGCTTGCCTATCATCGCCAACGGAAATAATCCGCCCGCCATTTCGGCAACACTTCATAGCTAGTTTGATCTGGCTTACGGAAAGATCCTGAGCCTCATCAATAAAAACAAAATCATATTGAGGCATACGAAGATTTTGAACTAGAGGAAACCAAATCATGTCGTCAAAATCGACACGGGCAGTATCCTTCTTGCAACCATCCAAAACCTTTTGAGTAATGGCAATAAAGTCTCGCCTACTCTCATCCATCAAATCAATTCCATGAGAATCGATCATTTGATCGATATCCTCAAAAGAATCAATTAGGTAGCTCTTGCAAAGAGCAACTGCCTTGGCAATAGAAGCCCTAAGCTCATAGTTATTATCTTCGCCAATAACGGCTCGGACATGACCAGCAAGCTTATCGGTATCAGGGTTCTTGAGATTGGGGTAAGCCTTACGACAAGCCCGATATCCAAGAGAATGAAGGGTAAGAACTTCTACGCCTTCGGGAGCACGAGAAGCCAGTTCAGTCTGAATTGACTTATTAAAGGCAACCATCAGGGCAGTCTTACCAGCAGGAAGATGATAAAAGCTCTCAATAATGGTGCTAGTCTTACCGGAACCCGCCCTAGCAATAACTTGAGTATGACCAGATCCAGCGGAAATATCCTTGAAAATTTCTTCTTGAAAGGAACTCCACTTGCGAATGGCACGAGGAGCCTTTGTGATAGGTGCAACTGATTGCTTTGAAAACTTAGTAGCCATAAACCCTCTCTTAACTCTGGGGAAATTTAATTATGGATTAAATGTAATATTTAATATTTTAATTTTAAATTGGTAGGACGGGAGGGTCACGATCCCTCAATCCCTTACGGGCGCAAGATTTTAAGTCTTGAGTGTATACCAATTCCACCACCGTCCCATTTATTTAAATAATGAGCAGTTTATACACTTGCTCAGGTGAAATCAAATCAAAGATTCCTAACTACTTCTCTCATTAGCCTACGAGGAACGCTACGATTATTCTTAATATCAAGAAGAATCTCTGCAATTACTCTAGAGATATTCCAGTCATCGTGAGCTACGATATTCTCAATGCGGAAGGGAGACTCTACCATCCTACCAATAGCAATCTGCCTTGCCAGCTTACGATTCCAAACATCATCTGGATGATGGATAGAAATGCCATAATCAATATAACCACAATAAGGAGTATCAAAAACATCCCTAAAAGCCAGGCAGGCTACGGGCATACCCTTCTCATTTCGAACATAATGAATAATATGACGCATCACTTACTCTCCGGTTTACTAATTGTTAATGTGTTAATTAAGCCAACCTCGTTGACCCCTTACATATAAGGGGCGCGTGGTATGGCGAACAAATTATTTTCTGATTTATAGAATCTACTTTAAGAAATAAATTTTCTTAACTCTAGACCATTCTTCCAAAGAATACTCTAATCCATCTAGGTAATATTTTTTATTACCAGAAACATCCTCTACCGCTGGTCCATCTACTCTATGGAGCTTACCATTAAGAAACCATTGCTTATCTCCATTATAAGAAGTAAAAGCTGGTCCATCTAATCTGTGTCTTTTACCATGACAATACCAAACTTCACCTCCACTAGAATAACTAATGGCTGGACCACCTTCTCTATGGTACTCTCCATTCCAGTACCAATGACCTTCGCCATTAGCGAATTCTATAGCCGGTCCATCTTCTCTATGTCTAACCCCATGAATCCACCACTCTTTAGTGGTGGAAAAAACTACTGCTGGACCATCAACTCGATGCAACTTTCCATTGCCATCGTAATACTTGATTTCTTTTTCCATAGCATTTTAAGCGTAAGAGTATGGTTAATTGCCAGCATGTTATTTAATTTTTATGATAGCGGATTCTGAAGGATTCGAACCTTCGGTGGACGTTAACCCACGACGGTTTTCTAAACCGTTACCTTAAACCACTCGGTCAAGAATCCTCTAAAAAAAATGGCACCCCCAGATGGACTTGAACCACCGACCTTGAAGGTAGAAACTTCTTGCTCTGATCCACTGAGCTATGGGGGCAAAATTATTATCTCTTACACACTATATATAACAACTTCTCTCAAGCTTGTCAACAAAAAAATATCACATCATTGCTTTTAATTTCCACATCCTTTCAATTAGATTGTAACACTCTCTCATCAGCTCACTCAGAACATTTCTCCGCTCTTCGAGAGAGCGATTGTCCTCATGGGGAAACATTAATTCCCACTCCATTGCTCCCCATTTAAAATTGCTTGACCACTCAATAATTCTGCAATTATAATTAATCTCAAAAGAATCTGCAAGATCATTCAGTAAATCTTTTATTGAACCACCATCCTTAAGATTAAAGTAAACATCATCCGTTAGGGGAAAGCAAATGGTCACATCGTCCACGTCCCCATCATTAATAGGAAGATAGCGAAACTTAAACAATACCTTTTCAAAGGTTGTATTTTCTATCATGGATGAATTAATGTCAAGTAAAATATCTATCAGTTACATCAAAGAATTTCTTTCCAAGAAATTTAATGGGAAGATCGTAGTGCAGAATGTGAAAGTTACTCACCGTCCAACCAACCATGTCATCATCAATTAAAATCATATAATATGGATTACTTTCGGTTGGATTGCATAACACCGTATAATTTTTAATTTCACAAGATTCGGAGTAATCCGATGGCACAAGCTTCCTTCTATTATCAATTGTTGCCGTCTTAATTTTAACATTTTTCTTAGCCATCGTCTAACCTCTCAGCGACCTCGTGTTATAGTGCGGGGCGGTATAGCGGACAAAATACCATCGCATTATGATATAAAGAAATGGAAACTAAATTTATTGTGGACCCAGTAGGGTACGATCCTACAACTAATCGCTTAAAAGGCGACTACTCTACCAATTGAGTTATGGGTCCATGTTTTTATTCTAAGGACTTAACATTATCTGAATGGGCTACAATTATACTAACATAAGATTTATTATCTCCATTAGACTTTTTCAACCAACCACGATCTTCTGGATCTAGTTTAATCAACATTGCATCTGCAATATAACCACCAACTTCTTGAAAGAAAGTCCCCGTACCAACAAAAGTTCCGCGAACTTGAGAAACTCCAGGGTTAACAATTACCTTTTGTCCAATTCTCATTTTAATTACCTATAATTACTTTTGATATTCAATTGTTGGAAAATAAACCATAGTATCAAAGCTATAACTATCTGATTTGACAAATCTCATAAATCTAAAAGCATTGGCAACTTCTACATTATTATCGCACTTTTCAATTACATTGGCAAAAAATGCCCCTAGATTTGGTACTCTAACGGCGATGCAATAATAGTCTCGTGTAGAGCTATCGAAATACGGCATTGGATTATAGCCAGCCTTTTGTAAAAGATTTTTAAATTCCATAAATATAAATCAATATTTTAACATTGATGCATGGTCAGTTTAGCTAAATTAATATCCCTGGTGGATAATTACAATACCTTGTCAAATAATTTTTTATTAAAAAGAGCATTTCTTAGTGTTCCAGAAAAGTTATCAAAAAGGTGCTCTAATGCAATCAAGAATCAATTTGACCAATACGCAAATGCAATCTTGCGATTATTCAATGATGCTAAGTCAAAAGATAAAAAAATAAAAGAAGGTGACTTTAATCCCAAAGAATACTTTCCTACCGATGGAATAGAAAATTTTTCTAACATTGATTGTGCGATAGGTGTAATGACTGAACAAATCAATGTAAAGAAAAAAGATTTTGATGGTTGGGAAAACTCTAATTTAATTCCAGATAATTTTGACAACGATTTAAGTTGTACTTTAAACTTAGGTATGCCTTCTAGTTCTGGTTGGGCAAACTATTCGAGTCAATTAAATAGAATTACCATTGGCTTTGCTCCATTTACTTACGAGCAGTTAAACGACAAGTCAAAGTTTGATAACAAAAAAGAAAAATACTTTATCTTTGTCGATAATTCAATTGACCATGAGCTAGGGCACTATTGCCAATACATCACGTCAAAGAAAAGTTTACCTTACGGCTTACCAAAAAAGAATAAAAAGAAGAAACAAAAGTTTGATTTTCGTGGAGCTGATCCATCTGGATTTAGAGGTCAGCCCCACGAATTTAGATTAATAGAAACTCATCCAAGGTTAATAGATTCAATCTCTAGGTTTAAGAAAAAGATTTCTCAAATTCCCGAGGAAAATAGGGAGAGCTTCTTTAAAGACTTTGTAGGAATGAATGGCGTTGTGGCGGATACAGATTTTAATTTTAAATCAATGCTTAATAATATTAATTCTGAAGATGATTTAGAAATTTATCAAATTTCAGTTAAAAAATTACTAAGGGCGCTTAAAAGAAAAAATCTTCTCTAGATTTAGAACATATATCTAATTCTACTATAGGGAGTATAGTTGTGAACTAGACCGTTCATAATTTCTTTTAATTGCTTTTTATCCTGTCTAGAATATGATAAGACATTTGGCTTATTCCACTTAGGAACAAGTGGTAAGGGTCCATTAACCATCATTTGATGCGCTTTTGGAACAGAGCATGACATTGGTTCAAAGAGCTTCTCGCTATGGGTAAGGAAGATTGCTTCATAAGCCAATTGAGCCTTAGCATTATCCTCTAGGGTAGAGTTAATTAGTTGAAGTAATTCGCCATATTCCTTTTGGAAGTTTTCGGTAATTACAATGGGGCTTAGATTAATATGAACTTCAAAGCCAGCATTAACTAACTTATTAACAGCGTGAAGTCTATCAATGGTCTTACTGGTATTCTGCTCCAGAATTTGACGATGATTTTCTGGAGATAGAGACAGCCTAATCCTATGCCTTGAAGGATATTTGCAACCATTAATAAATGGATCGATTTCACTTGACTTGGTTGCAAATGAAGTCATAATGCTGGAGGTAGTCTCTGCAATTCTATTCATAGCATCTACCATATGACCGTGATAATTGTCATGAATAGTTGTACTATTGCTAGTAACTACATCACTATCGCAACCGAGATCGATAGTAATCATTTGATTATGCTTTGGATCTCTATTTCTTTCAAATCTTTTCTTATTGACTTGAATAAATTTAGCCTCCATTTGATCTTGGTTTTGATCAATTTGATTAGCCAAATCGACAATCTTAAATAGATCATTATAGATCTTAAGAAAATTATTTGGATAATTCCTCTCGGTGTAACAATAGGAGCATCCAAATTTATGACAGCCCTGCTCCATCATTAGAGAAGGTAGAAAGTCAGTTGACCTTCCGTTAGGATCAATATTCCACTTAGCCTCTCTCTTTAGCAGTCCAAGAAACTTCTTCTTCTGCAAGAATCTATCTTTTGGATTCAAGGAGATTAGGTTATAATCTGGATTGGTAATCTTGCTGTTGCTGGTAATAGGGATTACTTTATGATCTGGATTGGCAGTACGAAGATGATCTGCCAACTCTGAATTGAGACAATCCTTGTGAATAAAAAGAGTTTTTTCCATAATCACCAAGAAGCGTGGTAGTAAAAGGCACTATCTCCATTGTCTTGGACCTCAAGACATTCCTTTAGGACGTTAATAGTCCTTTCAATATCTCTCATGTACCAAGTATCATACTCAATGCTACCAAAGAAAAATCCACTATTGGTAGGCAAAATATTCTCTGCCTGTTCCGGGTCAGCTAAAACGGATTCGCAAATTGACTGTAATTGCTTAAGTTGGTCCTTAGAAACGTAATAAGTTCCACAGTCATCTTTTCCGTCCTGGACATTAGTTACGAACCATCCATGAATGGCATTGGCTTTACGCCAATAAATTACTTCTTCTACTACATGAGATACTCTTTCAGATACAATTACTGACGGCTTATCTTTAAAAGTGACTGTTACTTTGTAACCTGGCTGGTCCTCTGACCAGTTTTTTACATAAGTCTTTCTCTCCAGATACATATCAAGACCCATAAACTCTCCTTAAAATTACATACCAATGAGGCTTATCAGAGGTACTTTCTGCAAAAAGACTTAAGCTCATCAAGAGTTGCAAAGGTCCATTCATAACCTTCGATAATCCATTGATTTCCGTCCCAGCCAATTCTAATATTAAAATTAAACTCTAGCTTGCGAGCTTCATTTTGAACTTCGGGGGACCAACCATCAAGATTAAAAACACTCATTCATTTACCTCGTTGGGGGTGAAACGCTACCATGCGACACTATAGGTGACGAGAGTATAGCGTACAAATTATTTGTCCATATATAATAATTTTATACAAATAATTTTAATTTGTTAATATTTAATGGAGAACCGGCGTCTTCCCATTTAATTTGACGAAAATTTTTATCATCATCTTTTACGATCCAGGGATGGACCGAAAGACGACCCCTTTCAATATTACTTTTTGCCTTACAACGAAAATAAAAATCATGCAATGATAATAGATCTACCCAATGCCTTAAATACCAATATTCATTGTTTAAAGCCAAATGCTCCAATTTAGAAGAGGTGTCAGGAAAGAGCCAAGAAGTGATAATTTTATTTTCAAATTTATTAACCTGATCTGATTTTAAAATTAAATTAAGTCCACGAGCATCATCAATTAACTTATTAAATAATTCTTTTTTTAGAATTAGAACAGTGGTAGATTTCTTCATATAAAAGATTCTAATTTTATATCTTTACCAAGATTAGACAGATAAGTTATTTTTTTATTTAAATGGGTGGCTTGCCAAGGATTATTAAAATAAGCTCCAAAAGTTGCTGGACCACCCTCATCCCATTCTTCTAAAATTAAGAAGTTAGGATCCTCATCATCATAAAGTTGACTGGCAAAATCTTTCCATGAATCTAATAGTTTAGATGGCTTATTAAAATCAACATTTAAATAATTCCAAATAATTAATAAAGAATCTTCTTCCTTTTTAAGGAGGTTAGAGTTGGACATTAAGAAAGATACTGAGTCAGTCTTATTATCTATTAAAGAAATAAAGTAATCTTTTTTTATTACTAATAAAATTTTAAAACAACAATTATTTAAATTATCCATAAAAAATATTATAACTGAGCCGCCTTGTTACGAAGCAGGGTGTCATAGAATTTTATAAAACCATTGTTAGCTTCGTAATCGGAAGAAGAGTTTTCAACATCGTCTATAATTTGTGATAATTTATGGGCAAACTCTTGTAAAGAAGATCGTTGTCCATTTACAACATCAACGATTATTAGCCCCTGATCAAATCTATGAAGGCTTTCTAAAAATTGTACACACGATCCGATTCCTAAATCCAAAGTTCTATTCTCTTTAGATGGCTCTACTTTTAGCATACCATCATACCTTTCGCAAAAATTTTCTAAATATGCATTAAACTTTCTGGCCTCTTTAGAAAACCTCTCTTCTCTTTCTCGCTTTACCGGAAGATAATTGAACTCATTATACAATTCTTTATGTGGCTGAGGATCTAAATATGGAACCATTCCAGATGGACTATGCTCAGTTTCATAAGCCGGAAAGCTATATTCTCCGCTGTAGGCAAGTGCCCCATCGTCAACTTTTAACGGACTGTGATTTTGTAAACTATTCACGAACAAGTTTTTTATTTTTTGCTTATCGAAATAGCTAGAATATACCTTGCTGACATGCAAAATAGGCTCTCGACCATCGTCAGTTTCTAGCAACAAAACTAAAGATCTAGCAATCATTTCTTCACCCCTTCCCCCATAATCCTTTGAAGAGGTCAAGTAAATAATTCCACAATAAGGAGAAATGGTAGATTGAATTGCCTTATAATTATACTTATCCTTTTCCCTTAAAAGATATTGGCAAGATGTCCAATCTCCCCTAATAGACATTGAAAGTAAGTCTGATGGCTGCTTGGAAAATACAATATCCATTTTAGGAAAGCTACTTCTATCTTTTCTTAGATAGCTACTGGTTAGATAGTTTAGTTTACTATATTCGGCAAGCTTTGATACATCTAACAATTTTTCTATGCAAGGAGTTTCCTGGTACTCATCCTTTACAGCCCTCTTATAATCAATTAAAAATGCTCTAAGTACACTAACTAAATTTACGTCTTTTTGAATTTTGATGGTTTTTGATTGTTTACCAACCGGAGTTTCTACTGTAAAGGGCGCGCTAACAATCTCTTCTTCAAGAGACATTGCAGAGGATAAATTTTCTCCATTCATTATTTTACTTGAAAAGTAATTTAATGCATCTAAAGATACTAAGAAGCGTATTAATTTAGCTGATACAAATCTAAAAGCCTTATACATTTGTACTTTATTTTCTTCGCCATTGGCAAGAGCTTCCTGCATCAGTTGATTATTTTGCATGTCAAATGTGGTCAACTGCCTCAAACACTGTTCTGTAAAAGAACCAACTGCCGCCTTAACAATAGCTGGCAGATCCTCTTCATCGTAAATATTAGCAGTTTCTTCCCTATAATCCTCTACTGGAATTTCTTTTTTTATATCAGATAATGATTCGTATCTATCTAATTGACGATATCCCCTTACCCAATCTGGGTAGAAGTCAGGAACATCTTTAGCTGCTGATTTTAATAAGTTATAAATGTAAGAAAATTCTGTATTATACTTCATGCACTTAATACTTATTTATGCCTAAAGTTATTTTCTTTCATGCCTAAATGGTATTTCTACTTTAGTCTTTGGCGTATCGGGACCGTTATCTCTCTCAATGTAATCTAAATAAGGTACTCGATACTTGGATGGATTTTTGGGGTGCTGATAAACAGCTTCTTCGTATGCCGGGAAACTATATTTTCCACTATAGGCTAAGCTTTCAAGGCCACCAGAATCAACATTAATGGGGCTGCGTTTTTGCAAACTTTCTACAAACAGATCTCTAATCTTATCGCCCTGAGTACTATTTGTATACACCTTGCCAATGTGCAAAATAGGCTCACCACCTTCGTTAGATTCTAACAAAATAACTAAAGACCTGGCAAGCATGTACTCGCCCTTCTTATTAAAATCTTCTTTATTGGTTAAGTAAATTACGGCGCAGTAAGGTGAAATGGCAGCATTTATTGCCTTATAATTTGTTGACGTTATCTCGTCGCCGTGTCTCAATAAATTTTGGCAGGAAGTCCAATCAGCCCTAATACTCATTGAAAGTAAGTCTGATGGTTGCTTGCTAAAGACTATTTCTCCTATAGGAGCCGAATCTTCGGATTTTTGATCGGTAAGCTTACGATTAACAGATAAAATTTTAAAAGAATGAAAATCGCAAACTTCTTTAAAAGAATCAAGAGAGTTAATATCGGCTAAGTGCCTTGTAGATACTGAATCTACATCGCCCGATAATTCTAAATATTGTTCAATAATTGACTTAATTGTGGTATTAAGATTTGCTCCCGATGAAATTTTAATACTTTTTACAACAGAGGTATTTGAATCTGGAGTGGCAAGATCAACGATCCTATCAAATAATGATTCTGTGTAATGCTCGTCCTCTTCATTATATGAAGAAAGTTCGCTAATATTTTCTTGAAGCTTTTCAATAAATTGCTTAAATGAAAGTGTTGCCTTGCCAAAATTAATATTTGCTTTAAGATGAGGATTTAAGGCAATTCTTGACAGGTCTTTTATGAGCTTCTCCCTATCTTGCATTTGAAGACTTGAATTTCTATACTGCTCCAGTTTTTCATTTATTAATGAAATGCTTTTCTCGCTTGGAGCATCAAAGGGCAGGGAAACTAAATCTCTTGGAAGGTTAAAAGAATTTGACATGGTCTTGCCATTAAACAATTGATTGCAAATATGTTTAGTTATGGCAAAGCCATCTTCACCTTCCTCAGATAAGGTGTTCTTTAATTGATTTGCTAGATCTTTAAAGGCATCCATCATTTGGTGATTAGATTTAATTTTCTTTTTGCTATTTTCAATTTTTTTAGAAAATTGAGATAAGTAATAAATTAAATCATTTATAAGCTCATTTACCTTGGTGCCTAACATTTCAGAAGTAGACGGGTCAGATGCCTTTAAGGCTTCCATAAAAGCAGGGTCAACTTCTTCTCTATAATCTTCTACCGGGATTTCTTTTTTTATATCCGAAAGGGATTCGTATTGTTCCAGATCGGGAAATTCTCTAACCCATTTAGGATAAAATCCAGGAACATCTTTAGCTGCTAACTTTAATAAATTATAAATGTAAGAAAACTCTGTATTGTAATGCATAATCGAATACAGAGTTATTAGTATAGCTAATCATTATTTTCATACTCATTAACAAATTCAAAGCTTAATTGAATTGGTAAGGGAGAGGCTCTCCACCCAGAGACAGATCTGTAAAATTCTTCGTAATTAGAATCTAAAACAAATTGCTCCATTTCTTCCAGAACTTTCTTTAAAGGACTAGGAACGCTACCACCTCTCCAAATCATTGGAAATTTTGGATCGAACCTTTCTAATTCTTGAAGCATTAGATTGCAAGATTCTTGATCAATTGGAACGTCATCATCGTAATATGAATCATAGTTTTCCATTTCGGAAAACGAATCGGTAAAATGATCTAGGCAGGCATTTATTCTTCTTGCCTCTCTATCATATTTTTCGCCCCTTTTCCATTTAATAGGAAGCCTTTCAACCTCTCCTCGATCCGTTCTTGGATCTAAATAAGGGACCATTTCTGATGGGCTATTGGAAGTTTCATAGGCTGGGAAGCTATAGTCTCCATTAAAAGCCAAATCGCCATTGTCAACTTTTAAAGGACTATGTCTCTGCAAGCTTTCTACAAAGATAGATTTTATTTTATTTTTAACTTCAATAGAATAATTTGAATATATCTGACTGACAAGAAGTATTGGCTCCTTATCATCATCTGACTCTAGGAAAAGAACCAATGCTCTGGCAAGCATTCTTTCACCCATTCCATCATAATCTTCCTTATTTGTCAAATACATAATTGCACAGTAAGGAGAGATAGTTGAGTGAATTGCTTTATAATTATATTTATCTTTACTAGATAATAAGTATTGACAAGATCTCCAATCGTCTCTAATGCTCATAGAAAGAAGATCAGTTGGTTGCTTACTAAACACAATTTCCATATCAGAGTCAGACGACTTGCTCATGTTTAATAATCTACTGCAGCTATAATTCAAAGTTTCATAAGCGGGCGTTCTTGACAGATCATTAAGACTTTTTACAGTTTCATTGTCATAGTTTATGTTTTTAGATATTCTTTTGCATTCAGTTAAAAAAGATCTAATTACACTAACTATGTTAACGCCTGCTGGAAAAGTTAATATTTTTTCCTTAATTCCTACAGGAGTTTCAACTTCAAAGGGCTTAGAAATAATAGACTCTTCTAATTGAAGAGCTTGAGATAAAGTCTTTCCAAGAAGAATATCAGATTGAACTTTCTTTTCCCAAGAAGAACGATATAATGCGTACTCTAAACGCTCGCACATAGAGCGCATTTTTTCAATGGCATCTTTTTCTCTCTCAGATTTTTCTACTGTTTCTACTTTTCCATCTATTACTTTCTCTATTAGCTTGTGCCTCTCGTCATTAAAGAAGATTTTTAAAACTCTTAAAAGAGAAGCTAAATCATATTTAAAAGTAATAATGTCTTCTAATATTTTAGAGTGAATATATTCTGAAGTGTTAGTTATACTTGGAACTTGCTCTCGGTAATCTTTAACTGGAATTTCTTTTTTTATTTGCCTAAGAGAGTCATATCTATTTAAATGGGAATAATTTCTTACCCAATCTGGGTAGAAATCTGGAACATCCCTAGCGGCGGATTTTAATAAATTAAATATATAAGAAAATTCTGTATTGTGGTACATGTTTTTGATACAGAATTATTAATATATTTTTAAAAATTAAAAGAAAGCTGAGTGGGCAACCTAGATGGCTCCCATTTTTGAAACTCCTCATAAAAGAGCTTCATTCCCCGATCTCTTTCCATTGGGGAAGATGGAGCCGAATCTCCACCTAAGTATAAAAGACCTTTTAGTTTTGTAACTAATTCTCCTAAGGAGCAAGATTTACCGTTAATAACTTGAGTCATTGGAATCATTGGATTAAGCTTTGCTATGGCATTTAAAGTTGCATTGCAATAGCTATGAGACAATGAAAAATCTTCATCTGCTATAGACTCATAGAACTCAAGCATATATTCATTTAATTTTTTAGCATGTTCGCTAAATCTGGTATCGGAATAAAATCTCGGAGAGATAGAGCTAATTTTATCAGCTTTCGATCCTTCTGGGTTGGGATCGAAATAAGGTAATCTATTACCTATAAAAGAAGAACTTCCTTCCAATGGATCTAATGCCGGAAAGCTATATTCTCCATTATAAGCTAACTTACCGCCATCAACTTTAATCGCGGAATATTTTTGTAAATTTTCTATAAAAAGTTTTCTTATTTTTTCTTTATTTGGATGATTGGAATATACCTTACAAACATGAAGTATAGGTGGATCTTCATAATCCGATTCTAAAAATAGAACTAGGCACCTAGCAATCATCTTCTCTCCAATTTTTTTATGCACTTGACCGTTGGTCAAATAAATAATAGAGCAATAAGGAGAGACTGCCGAATTAATTGCTCTAAAATTATACTCATCTTTTTCCTTTAAAAGATCTTGGCAAGAAGCCCATTCTTCTCTAATGCTCATGGAGAGAATGTCTGATGGCTTTTTGCTAAATACTATTTCAAGATCCTCAGAAGCTGAATACCAGCTTAAGAATTTGCTACTGAAAAAAGCTAATTTATCATAAGCAGTTGAAACTTTGCTAGAAGATAAATTCTCTATAGTCCTTGACGCAAAAGCCGGGTCTTTAACTAACCTTTTAACTTCTGTTGCAAATGCCTTTATGGCACTTATTATAGGAATGTTAGGCTCTATCTTTGCGGTTCTAGATATTAACCTATCTTCTTCTTTTATGGCTTTTGGATTTCTAACAAAGAATTGCTCTGATCTTAGCTCGGATGGAAATTTAAGAGCATTAGATAAAGATTCCCCCTGCATTATTGCTAAGTAAAAATAATGTATCAGTTCTTCATTTAATAAAGAATGATAAAGCTTATCACTTAGCTCGGCTAAGCAAAGAAGCATTTTATGCTTTTCAGCGTCTGATTTATCAAAGCCTGCCAATGAAGTTAAACTCTTTTCAAGATTTCTAACATCAGAAGCAATATCTCCAAGGTAGGTTCGGAGATTACCCTTTACATCTACCTCAATTGAATCTTCATCAATTAGAGCTTTATCTATTTTTTCTCTATAATCATCTACGGGTATTTCTTTTTTTATTTCAGAAAGAAGATCATATCTTTTTAAGATAGGATCTTTCTTTACCCAATCTGGATAAAATTCTGGAATATCTCTGGCAGCAGATTTTAATAAATTAAATATATAAGAAAACTCCGTACTGTAACGCATAGATACAATGTCTTATTATTACATAATAATGTGATATAGTGACATTGTACCCAGGATATAAAATCAACCAACTTTAGGATAGATAACGGGTTTACCGGATTTATCTTTAATAAATTCCCAGCCCATAATAGCGCAAAATGTTCTAATCTCAGATTCTGACTTTGGAATTAGCGGAACCCTAATGGAATCGGGATTATCAGCTTTGCAAGGGTTATTTCCACTCCAAGCTTCATGATCTATAGTAGTCATAACTAGAGCGCAATTATCAGCATTTGAATAAGTTGGATCAATCATGCTGTCACAAAAAGAAAGATAAATGCTCATTTTAAACCTATAAATTTTATATTAAACAAAAGACTTTAATTTAGAAATCCTCTCAATATCTTTTAGCATCTGAACAATTTGAGATCTGGGTACATGACATCCAACCTCTTGATAACCATCATCTGATTCCCAATAAGTAGACCATTCAAAAGTCTTTAAAAGAGGATCGGTATTAGCTTTTATACAACAACCATTTGGTTTAATAATAGCAACTTCAAAGTCATGATAATGTTCTGAGCTTAGATTATTGACCTGGGGATAGCAGGCATGTAAGCGTGAAGCTTGAATAGAGATTGTGTACTGATCGATGATGATTGGTTTAAATGATCTATAGCTAGAGGAGGGGTCGCTCCATTCAAGGTAAAAATCTATCATTCAAAGTCTCCAAAAATAAAAATATCCACATTAAGTAAAAATTTCTAGTTCACTTATTCTCGATACATCATCTAGAATTTCCTCTATCCAATCTAAATAAACTTCTTTAGAGTAAGAAGAATAAAAATTATCCTCATCTATAAAAAAATTACACCAAGAAAAATGTTTAAATCTATTGTCCGAGGGCGGTGTAACATATCGGTTATTATTTATAATAACCAATCCAAACTTAGCTGTATCTGGATTAAAAATATAATAACCGCATTCATCTTTTTCAAGATGAGGTACATAAAAATAAACCTCAAAGTTACCAATAGATATTGGTTCCCATGAAACTTGCTTTCTATCTAAAGATTTAACTGGCTTCAAGTCTAACTTCATAGAAATGATTTATTTTTAAGTAATCTATTGGATAATGCCTCTAGTTCCGAAACAATTTGATTGAGTTCAAAAAAAGAAATTTTGCTAGAATAGCATGGAAATCCATCTGGAGTAGTTTTCCATTTTTTAATGGATGGTAGATCTTTAGTCCAAATGTTTTTGGATGGCATGATTCTATCATTTCTATAATAGATAGAAACATCTAGTGTCATAGGGGTAAGGTCCATATCATCTAATTCTTTTTGAGTTGGCTTACTCTCAATTATTTGATTGACAGTTTCTATGCCAGGGGATGCAAAAATATAAAAATCTCCAACCTGATGCAACTTTAGATGAATTGAGCCATTTACAATTTGAAAAATCTTCATGTAAAAAATGTAAAACCTTTACATTATTTAAATTAGTACCAGGAAAGGGACTCGAACCCTTACGGTCTTTCGACCCGCAGATTTTAAGTCTGCTGCGTATACCATTCCGCCACCCTGGCTAATAATTTATATTTAACGCTACCTACACCTTACTCAATAGGAACGAGTTGCTTAGTTGACAAATTCTGAACGCCATTGGTAAATATACTATAACAACTAAACTTATAACTGTCATCATTTTTAAAAATGATGGGGAATTTTCCACTTTAGAAGTTTCATTGTCAAGAAGGTTCCATCCATCCTTGATGGAGGGCTTTTTATTTTTTTAATTACCTTTACCGATCCAAATTTCATCTTTGCTTTAATTATTAGGCACGGTTAATAAAACAACTTGATGGCTTCGTTTGCATGTTCCTCTGCATCACTCTTAGAGTAAAAGCCACCACAACACTCTACGACATTACCCCGAGCATCCTTTACCAAATAGGCATAGATTTCGCCTCTAAGGTAAGAATCATATTCCTTAATCTCATTCTCAATAATTAGATTCATCTTGTCAAGATCATCTGCCTGACTAATTAGCCCCATATCAGATAGACTGGACTTAGTAATAAATGCCCAGCCAACCATTCCGCTATCCCAGGGACAAGAAAACCCGCCAGTATTAATGGTAATGCCACCGTGATCATATAGATAAATGGGCTTAATGGCCACAATGTCAGCGTACATTTCCATAACCTCCTCTTCGCTAAGAGGATTACTCATCTGCTTGTCTCCTAGATTGTATCTGGAGTGCCAGCAAATCATAGTAGTAATGTTGCAATTTTCTTCTCGGGGAGACTGGAGATAATCATCAATTACGATATCAAAACTATAAGAATTAGAATCGCTAATAACCGAAGAGGTGGTGGCATTCATAATAATGAGTCCTTAGAGTTGGATTACTGCTTGCATCTAAGATGAACGACAAGGTGACAAATTGTAATTTACATTTTCAATCTTCCACGATCTCAAATTCAATATCATCAATGGTATCTTCAAACCTAATTTGATCTCCAAAGTCATCTGACTGATCTGTGGAAAGCAAGTATTGCTTTACATCAAAATCTTCATCCTTTAGAAGCTTTTCTGGAATAGAAATTACTGTCTCATAGGTTTCAACGTAACCGCCAGAAATGTACTTCCGAACTGTAACATCTACCATCTTTTGCTTTCTAGCCATAACACTTTCTCCTTTTAATAGTTAAAAAAATAATTATTAAGTTAGTAGCTATGGTCGGATTCGAACCGACACTTTAGGGATTTTGAATCCCCTTCCTCTGCCGTTGGGATACATAGCCAAATATTTTTTACTAATAATTTAAAATAGCTCTATGCACAATCTTTATTCTTTTGCTAAAATATTTAAACAAACAGCTCAAAGATTTCTAACTCAAGATTTTTTAAAAAAGATAGCTATTTCCATTAGACCTACTGATAGGATTAATGTATCCCATATGAAATTTGATATGGGAAAATTTATATTATCTTCCGATGAAAATGCCTCTATTAACAATAATAAGCCATCTGGTTTTTATTATGCTTTTGGTAGGCAGTGGCTAGACTTTTTTTCATTTTCTTCAGGTGATGTTTATATTCTAAATTTAAATGAGAGTAGGGTATTTAAACTTACTGCTGATAATTTAGAGGAGTTTACTAAAAAATACTGCGAAGAATATTCTCTTGAAAAGAAAATGAATGATAGATATCTCTATGGTATTGGCTATAATAAACCAATTGGAACCAATGTAAATTGGTCTAAATTTAAAAAAGACTATGATGGAATCGAGATACCTAACCTTAGAGAAATTAAAGAAAAAATAAAATTAATTAATGCTAAAAATGTAAAATTGCAGCCAGAAGAAAAAAAGTTCTCATATCATATGAGATTTATTGATGCATTTGATGTAGATGGCGGTTGTTTTTGGAACCCCAAAACTTTAGTCAATGCAACTAAAATTGCCACCATTGAAGAAAAAGAAGATTCAATTATTGAAGATGAAAGACCTCAAACATCTACTAAGCCATTAAATGTGCTTCGTAGATATAAATTCAATCCAGATACGGAAATTGCCGTTAAAGATGAAGATGGCTCTATTATCCCCCCCAAAGTAAATGAGAGTTCGTATTGGGCAGCTATGAACAACATATCATCCAGAATAGATAGCGATAAATCTAAAGAGGCAATAATTGCTCAAAAGATTATTAATTTTTTTAAAAAAGAAAAAAATCAACTATACAGCATAATTCAATCTTTGTATGACAATCCATCAGCTGCAGGGGTAGATGATTATAAAGAAAATATAAAAAGAAAGCGCATAGAATATGTTGCCTTCTCTCCGGAAGATTTTTATGATTTTAAAATTGGAGAGCCTCTAAATATACAAGATAATTTAATTGAAGATTATATCACGCTGTATTTAATGTGCAGCGATACTGGTAGTAGAAGGGCATTTAATCATATCTTAACGGAAGTTGCATATGATAATAAATGCAATTCTTTAAAAGATATAAAAGAATCTATTACAAGTTTATTTAAAACATATAGGGCAAAGTTTATATTGCAAGATGATTTAAATCAAATTGCCTCTTTTATTAATTATGAATTATATTGGAAGGCAAAAAGATCTAAATACTAGAAATTACGATAAAACCATTCCTTAAATTGAAGTGCAGACTCCTTGCTTCTACTTCCAATGTTCCAAGTCTTTGGAGAATTGGAGTGCTGCTTCCAATCATAAAGGGCAATTCCACTTCCATCTTCGGAAGTAAAATACCACTCATACCTAATTTTGTCCTCTGGATAATTTTCTACATGAGGATCTCCTAGCATCTTTACTAGATTGTGATAATTCTCATTGATAACGAGATTGTGAAAGCTGGTTCCATTAATATCGGCTTCGGGATCAAGATTGAAATTCATTCTTCGCTCCTTACACTATAGGCACGCAGAGTATGGGTAACAAATTATAATGACAATTACCTAAGTTTCTTTACATGAAGCAGCTTAGGTCAGATACTGTTTGCAAGTCTTTTTGCATTTGAAAGGTTAGCTTTCTTGGAACATTTACAGCATAGTAGCTATTAACCCAGTAAAGACTCCAGCTAAACTTATTCAATACCGGATCTCTGTCAACATGGATTACCTTGTTATCCTTAAAAAGGATAACGTCAAAAAAATAATGACTGTCAGGGTCTTTTAGGTTATTGGTATTGAATGAAGTAATTTCTCTGCAGTTTGGTCTAATAGCTACCAGAATATCGCCAATAGTAACTCTATCAAAAAAAGATTGCTCTTGTTTATTTCTTGGAATTTCCAGATTGGGATTGTTAAACATATTCCTCAGTAAAAAGATTTTAATTCTATTTCTTTGCCAGTTAATATAAGGTCCACATACCACTCTGTTTGACCTGAATCAAGGTCTCTTTTTAAGATAACCGGATCCCAGGGATTTACATCTAGGCACCCTAACTGATAATGATTGGTCATTAGCTTAAAATGGGGATCTGAATGGGGATCTGTATTACTTAATGACTTCAAGTAGTGCATGAAGTTGAGAAAATAAATTGTTTCATCAGCCTCTATTTTATAATAAAATAAAAATTTATCCTTATCCATAAGGATTTGTTCTACATTTTTTAGCAAAAATGTCTGCCCCTGATTATTAGATAGTATTCCTAAAATAAAATTTCTTTTACAAATCAATACGGCAGCAACATTGCTCATAATTAATTTTCTATAAAAAGATATTAATGCTTAATTCTTTACCGGCAGGGGTAAAAGTGAACTTGGGGTGCCTTGTTGCAAAGTGATAGTCTACGTTGTCGGTATCAAACTTTGGATTCCAAGGATCTGTCTCCAGATAACCATAATCCATATTTACCCCTCTCAAGCAATAATTTTCATAATGACTATTATCTTTATTGAGAGAGCTAAATACAAAAGGTGCAAGAACGCTGTTTACATTCTTACTATAGATAATAAGGAGCTTATCTTCATGAGAAAAAATTTTATCTACCAAAAAGACAAGTCTTTGATGCAAGGCAATATTTTCTCGTATCATTTTAGCAAAAAAATCTCGCTTGCAAACCATATAAAAATAACTCATAATTTAATAAAAAATTATTTTTTAATATTTTGACTCCTTGAGTCGTAGATGGTGTCATCGTTAACGGATATTCTTTTTCCCTTAGCAGCATTTAAAGCTGATTGAGCGGAAGCTGCAACTTGACTTTTAAGTATAACTCCTGTTTTATTTGGATCAAAGCTGGGGTTTGATCTATAAACGCTTGCCAAATAAGGATTTTTTGAATCCTTCTCTGCGGCTATGGGCGATGGTTTACCAACCGTATCCGGTAAAAATGCTACCATGTAAACGTCCTCTAAAGATTTTAGTCTACCTTTATAGGGGGAATAAAACTTTTCAACATAATCTAATTGACTTACAGCATCCATTTCAGACATTTTTTGTCTAGATTCTTTGCAGGCTTTACTCCAAGCTTTCCATTCAGCTTGAGTAGCCTTACCTTCAATTGGCTCCTTAAAGCCAAACAGCTTGGCAGCTGTGAATGGCATGAATTGTATTAAACCTACAGCGCCAGTAGTTGGTGTTTTTCCTCCAGAAATTTGAGGACTAAATGTTTGCTTGGTTTCATTGGACATAACTGCAGCAATCCAATCAGCATTGGTTCCTAAGTTATTACAAATTTGTAATAACTTTTTTCTAAATTCAGGAGTTGTTCTTTCTATTCCGGGAACCGCAGCAATTGTTTCTTTTTTATCAGAAGATTTAGTTTCAAAGTCTTGTGCTAATTTTAATAAGCCATTTATGCTTTTCATAATAAATTATTAAATTATTAGCTGATAAATGGCTTACAAATGCTCAAATTTAAATTAATGTTAAATAAAGTACTTTAGAGCTTCCTTACCCTTGTTACAAGTATACTGAATAGTCTTATAGCCATTGGTATTCCACGGATTATTAAACATTCCGCCAATATCCTGATGGTCTGTTAGATCCTCTCCTAGAAGGTGGAAGATGAAATTGTCCCATGGAAAATGGCAATGACCATTCATAAAATAACTAAAAAGAGAATTGAACTCATCCTCATAAGAGAGCCATGAAAGACTTTCCCAATAGAGAAAAACCTTATCGTCATAACGCTTAAAGCTATTTACCACTGAGCATAGCTTCTGAAAAATTTCTAAGTTATCTTCCAAAGCCTTCTTAAAAGCAAACTCAGTAGTTACCAGAACAACGTCCCTGTAATAAGGGCTATTGTTGTTTTCAGTTTCCTCTGAGGCTTCTGAAGATGTCTTTGCCTGTGACTTGTATTTGGGAAGATTACGCATCATAGAAAATTATCCAAGGTAACATCTTCTCCAAGATGTGAATCAAACTCAATTTCTCTAATAACGGATAGGTTCCAATTAGGATCTGAATAGGTTCCGGCTTCTTCAATATCGTCCATTTTCTTTCCCAATCGGAACAAATGATAATTTTCTTCCTCTAAGCCATTTAGAAAGAACCTAAGCTCATTAACAAATGGAGCTTCTCCGAACCACTTAACGTGTCTCCAAAAAATAAATACACTATCAGAGTTCATATCAAACTCTGATGACTTGGACACTAGATCTGTAAAATTTTGAGAATGGAGTTCAACGAAAAGTTTAAGCGCAGCTCGCTTAATAGCCAGAGAAACGCGGTTATATTCCATAAATAATTTATCCTAAATGACTGTATCAGTCAAAAAGTATCCATTTTATATAACATCAATCATCCCGCCACTTATCACGCAGCTCATTGTGGATGAGCAAATCGTTATCACCGTCACCAAAATACCTAGAATCTAGAGGCTGAAGGCTCAATGCCCTTCCATTACTGTCAGAGACAAAAACGTGAGAATCTAGTTCGCCGGTAGAAATAACAACGTATCCGGTAGTAACCTTATCACAACGAACGGTACTATTCATCATAAAGGACATTTTTCCTAAACCTCACTCAAAATAACAATGGATGTATGAAAAATAATTGTTATGGTCATGGGACCAATATCTACCACGCTCCTTTTCTTTTCGACAAAGAAAACACTGATAGAATTCATTTCCGACTTGACGAATGTCTTTTCGAAACTTCTTACAAGAATCACAAGTCTTTTTAATCATTGACATAATTCACCATAATCAAAGAAATGCATCCAATTTGCTAATTCTCATTCCACTCTCAAAAGATACTTCACGGCAATTTAGAATAGAGATAAACCAATTCCAATTGCGCTGAAAAACATGACCATAACTTCCCAGAGCATCATTGATTCGGCTCTTGGTAGTTTTTGATTGCCAACCTCCGTTTCGGAGAGTCAGGCTACCATCATTGTGAAAAGTTACTACGCTAGTTGAATGGTATCGAAGATGAATATCTTTTCCATCACGAACCAATCGAGTATTGCGCTTTCCTTTAATATTTCTCTCCGCCCTATCTGCGAGAAGGAGACGAGCTTCATTATAAGATCGGGGAATATTCATCGCTTTTTTCTCCTAGCTGCTAGTTACCAGCCTCACTTATGGCGCAGGGGGTATAGCTCACAAATTAAATTAAGCTCAGAGGAGAAACCTTAGCTTTAAGAATCTTTCGAATTCTTCCTGAGAAGAAACGTCTAGCAAAAACCCATCGTAGTACCAGTAGGAATATCCATCTTGGACATATTCTAAAGCTGGACCATCTTCTCGATGAAGTCTACCATCAATGTACCACCATCTATCACCATTAGGATGTTCTTCGGCAGGACCATCTAATCTATGTAACTCACCATTAAGATAGTATCTAACGATGCCCTCTTCGTCAATCTCTTTAATAATTAAATCGTCGCTCATAATAAATCTGTTTTGTTCCGAGAGCTACCACAAAGATCTTAGCTTAATTAGTCTTTCAAATTCATCCTGATTTCTACAACTCAATCTTCTTCCAAGAATCCACCATTCTTGATATCCATTTGCATAACTGACGGCAGGACCATCCATTCTATGATAATTACCATCTACTAACCAAAACTCGGTTCCTGAAATAAATTTCTTGGCTGGACCATCTTCTCTATGGAATTTGCCATTTAAGCGATAGCTTATGGTACCATGAATATCAATTTCTTTTTCCGGTAGATTATCTTTCATGACTTTACCAAACTACTCTAGCGTAAGAATTGCTCATAAAATTACCATAGAATTTTTAATTTAATTAACTTCTTAAATTCCTCTTGGGATGAACATTCAATGTACTCTCCGTCATAGTACCACCACTTAGAGCCATTTGTATATTCTACAGCTGGACCATCTTCTCGGTGCGGCTTATCATTTAAATACCAATATTTGATTCCAGCCGGAAACTCTACGGCAGGACCATTTTCTCGATGAAGATTACCGTGACGATACCAACGCCTTTCGCCATCTGAAAATTCTACGGCTGGACCATCTTCTCTATGACGTTCACCGTAAACGTACCACATGTTAGAGCCATTTGCATATTCTACGGCTGGACCATCTTCTCGATGAAGTTCATCGTCTAGAAAATACCTGACGGTACCATTATTAGAAGTCTCTTTCCTGAGAAGATTATCTTTCATGCCTTTACCATATCTTTAGTGAGCATTGTAAAATTATGCCTCTAATAAAAAAATAATTAGTATTATTTTAATTTATTGATTATAATTCTTTTTAGCATTAATTTTTCTAGTTTCTTATTAGGAGAAGTTCTAACAAAATAGGTAACATAGGGTGAAATAACCATTTTCTTTTTAAGATTTCTAATCTTATCTAAATAAAAGAAATCTTCTGCCCCAGATGGTTCAAATTCAACCGCTAAACTTTTCTTAACCGCAAAGCTAATTCCTACATAATTTTTTATAAAATTATTTGATTTTTCAGGCGGTAGTATGCCCCTTATCCCATCTTTCATTCTAAAGATAACACAATCAGTATCAGGATTTAGGAATAATTCTTCTTTGAATTTATTAATGTAATCTGAAGATAGAGAATCATCGTCATCGACAAAGGCAATCCATTCCGTAGCTGCCATTTTCATTCCAAAATTTCTAACTGCCCCGGCATGATTCTTAATTCCAGTTTTTTCAATCTGGATAGAAGAAATTCTTGAGTCTCCAAAAGAAATATTAGGAATTCCATCACAAACTACTATAGCCTTCCAATTAGGATCTGATTGGTTAAGCAAGGAATTAATGGTTCGCAGAATGGTTTCTCTACCTATTGTTGGTATAATAAAAGTAATCATTTCTTGCATATTATAGCGCTTCCTTAAATATAATTTTATTTACATAATATTAAATTTAATATTATGTAATCTAATAGGATAGATTGTCTTTAGCTATAATTTGTAGCTCTACCCTAGATCTTTGAAAATGAAATGCGAATAGTTAACATTTCTGGTTGACCCGCTTCTACAAAATCAACAAGCAGATCGCCATTTTGATCTCTCCGCGTTCCAGAAATATCATTTAGACCAGGATAAAGCTCTTTAAAATCTCCTGAAAGGATAAATTGTTCAATTAAGTCAGATAGTGCTTCAATTGTTTTAATAGTATTCATGATATGATTTAAATCTTTCTATTGTCAACCGTTTAGAAGTTCCAGAATCTTGCGTTCCAAATCCCGTAGAACGGATACTGAATTCAAATCATCCGTTACCTCTTGGGTCTGAAAGAATTCCAGCTTATCTTGAACCAACTCAAGAAGGTGGTTTAGGTCAATCTCGTCGAGGTTTTCCATAGCGGATTTATTCCTTTCACTCATCTACAGTATTGTAGGTATGGGCTGTTTTTAACTGGAAGATATTAATGTCCCCAAAGTTCTTCTACTGCCGAAAGAGCCATTACAATTTCCCTCATGCTAGGAGGATCTTTTCCATTACCATAATGGAAATTAGCAGTTTTCAAAAAATCTGGGTTACTTGCCAATGCGGTAAGAATACTAGTTAATCGATCTTCTTTATATTGGAGATTACAGAACTTACAATTACTCATAATCAAAGCCTCATTTGACGAATGGCTAGAGCCAGCAAAGCAATACACAAAACCAGCTGCGTAACAGAAAGACCTAACCTAATTGTTTCTATAGACATAAAACCTTTCTAAAAGAATTGGGCAGTTTCGACACTTGCCCAGGTGCTTTAGGTCTATGCAATAAGGTAAATCAAGGTTTCGTTGTCAGATGCTAGATACTAGATACCCTCACCACCAGTAGTGAAACAGTATCATTTGAATGCCTTATTGCACTAACCCGGACCCAATGGATTGATAGGTAATCTCACCATTAAGAAAAACCGCCGCTACCTCCAACGTCTCAGCTTTTGGCTCGGTTGAAAATAACTTCTTCCAAATGGAAAAGCCAGCGGTCATGGCTTACCGATAATGCTCGGTTAACACACCTTTTTATGGAAGCTACTCCATTTCAATCATTGGGCTGGTCCCAATTAGCCAGTAGCTAACTGGCGTGACTTTTATAGCGTTTCAGGTAATTGAATAACCGCTCTCGTACTTGCTCTTTAGAAAAGAGAGCATAGCCCTTTCGCTATCTTCGATTTGCTTTAGGCGAAGCCGCTCTGCTTCTTGCCTTGCAAGTTCAGCCTTCTCCTTAGCAATTCTTAGCTTTTCTTGCCGCTCAGATTGCTCCCTTTCC